AAGACGCCCATTGAGTTCTATTACACCGATGCGAGTTCCAACGTCACGATCCTCGCGGGCCAAGACGATCTGCCCCATCGGGATCTGAAATGGCTCGACGACAACGAACCCGGCTGGCGGAACTCCTCGGCGTCAAGCGTCCAGCAGTTGCCGTCGCTGACGTATCTCCGGCCGGATGGAGCCGCATTTAATCTGGGCTTCTGGCCGCCGCCGTCGAGTGGGTCGAGCGCCAGCATGAAAGCGTTAATTCCATACGTGGCGAAACCGCCCGTGCTGGTCTCGGATACGAACGTGCCGTATAGCGGACGCGTCGATCTGGAAATCTGGCATCAGGCGCCCGTGCATTTCGCGGCACATGCGCTTGAGAAATTGCGACCCGACGATCAAGCGAGTCAAGCCCAGCTCCAACAGTTCCTTGGCTACGTCTCGCGGTATGTGCAGAACACCCGGAAGAAGGGTGGGCAAGTGATTCAGCAAGTCAAACGGTATTTCGTGCGCGGCGGGGCGCGTCAGAGCGACCGCCCGCCGGATGTGCGGACGTGATTACGCTGACCTTTGGCTGTGGGCATACCACGAAGGTGCCCGATGATGCGCTCATTGCGGTCTGTCCGACCTGTGGCGAGCGCCGTGTCCAGCAAGTGAAAGCCCGCGCGCCGCGGTTCCGTGGGGTCGTGAACGGGCCACACGCGACGTTTGAGGCGTTACCTGGTATTCACGTGAGTGTAGGAGTGACCGATGCCGAATGATCCGCTTGGAATTAGCTTTAGCCCCTTTGGGCAGGACCAGAACGCTAGCGGCCCCGGCGGTCCTCGCGGGGCGAGTCCGCAGGAAGCCGTTCGCATCCTGAGCCTGCGTACACCACGGACCGTCGGGGCGGCGAGTCCCATCCCGAGTCCGCTGATGAATGCGCCCGGTGGGGCGTCGTTCGGGCCCGCCGGCGCGAACCTGGAACAGCTCCTCGCGATCCTGTTTGGACAGGGTCGCATTCTGCCGGGTGGGGGGACGTTTAACGAGCGTCCACCGCAGGGCATGCTAGGCGGACCGCAGTTGTCACAGCCGATGCCGTGGGACCAGGGCGGGGCGCCGTGGGACCAGGTGAGCCCCGCGTTCGCCGGGAAAGCGCCGGCGCCGTCGGTGCGTCCTGGCGCGGAAGAGCCGCGGTCGAACATGCCCCAGCCGGGGAATGGCACAGCGACGGGACCGATGGCGAGTGGGCCGGCGTTGCCGTGGGAAGACCGGAACCGCCGTATCTGAGACATGGGCAATCAAGCCAAAACCGCGCGGGCCACGATCCAGAAGCAGTACCAACTACTGCCGGTGATTGGCCCGTCTGCGGGGATGGATCTCCGCTCGTCGCCGACGTTGATGGCCCCCGAGCGGGCGCGGACGTTGACGAACTTCTCGCTCGAGGAGCCGGGAGCACTCGTCGTACGCCCAGGGTATGTGCAGTTCTCCACATCGAGTCTGGGAACGGGCCATCCCGAAGGCGGCGCGCGGGTGTATCTCAACACCGCCATTCCAGCTGCAGCGTCCACGGCGTTTACGTTGGTCGCGTGGGGCGGTGGGGTCTACACCCAGAACGATACCGGCGGATGGGCGTCGACGACGCCGAGCTTGTCGGGCCTGTCGACGAACGAGATTTTCTTCCCGTCCGACCGTGATCTCGTCGCGGTGTTCGATGGCGCCTCAACGGTGATCTGGAAGTCCACGAACGGCTCGAGCTGGACTCGGTTCGGCATTGCGCCGGGCACGGTGAAGTCGACGGCCTCAAGCAAGGCGGGCGGTGATTTTGCGAATGCGTCGGAATACGAGTTCTCGTACACCTATAAAGACCGCGATCTGGCGTTTGAGTCGAATGGCTCCACGGCGGTCTCGACGTACACGATGACCTCGACGGGCGCGGTGCAGGTAGAAGTCCCCAACTCCACCGATGCCCAGGTCGACGCGATTGTGGTCTACGCTCGCAACAAGACCAGCGGCGAAACGGTCAAGCGCAAGGCGTCGTCGTTTGCGATGCAGGGCGGCGCGCATTCCACGGTAACGCTCACGTCTACGTCGTGGGGCACCGCCGATGAAATGCCGGATGACCATGATCTCCCCACGGCCTCGGCCTTTGGCGTGATCTGGAAAAACCGCTGGTGGGCGCGCGATGCGACGACGACGAACCGGATCAAGTTTACCCAGTTGTTCATGCCGCAGGCGTGGCCGGCGCTGTTCTATATCGACATTCCCTTTGAGCGTGGGGATTCGATCCAGGCGTTGCAACCGCTCGGCGATTCCCTGCTGATTTTTGGCAACACGAAGATTTTCGTGATCATCGGGCAGACCTCGCTCGATTTCGAGGTGCGCCCGACGATCGGATCGCAGGATGGCGCGTTCGGGCCGCGTGCGGTGGCCGTGATCGAAAACGCCGTGGTGCATGCGAGCGCGACGGGCTGTTACGCCTTTGATGGCACGTCGGATCGGTTGCTGTCGTTTGACATCGAGCCGGCGTGGCAAGACTTGGTACTGGCGACCGCCAGTCAACTCCAGCACGTCGGCGTCGTGAATCACCAGAAGCGGAAAGAGCTACGGATCGCCGTCCCGCGGCGGTATCCGAGTGGCACGTTCGGGGAATGGATTCTCGACCTGAATCGCTCGCGGAGTGGGCAACCGGCGTGGACGGCCACGGATCGGTCGCTGGTTTGGTACATCGTCTGGGACGGACCTGAGGCGGTGGCGGGAAACCGTGGACGCATTTTCGGGGCGGATGCGTCTAACGGTCTCCTGTTTGAAGAAGCCACGGGAACGACGGCCAACGGCTCCAACATGGTCGCGGAATACGAGGGGCCGGGAATGACGCTCGGAACATTCCGTGGCCGCTGGCCGGATGTGCGGTTTGAGTACGAACCACACGGCGGCAATGTGTCTGTCGAGGCTGTCGTGGATGGGGTGTCACAGGGCGCCCAAGCCGTGAACATTGGCGCCGGTCAGTCGGTCTATGGGACGGCCGTCTACGGCACGGCCACGTACGCAGGCTCGGGCCGTCGGCAGGCGTATGTCATGTGGCCGCTCGCTTCTGAGGGACGGACGTACGTGCAGCGGATTACGTATAGCGGGCAGGAGCGGTGGCGGCTCTATTCGTACCATCCCGGCTTGATTCCCGAAACGAAGTCACGCGCCTTTAGCGAGTAACTATGGCCTCTTACCCAGGTGCCGTCAAAGTTTTCACCGCTCGCAACGCGGGTGATGTCATTCAACCGAGTCACGTCGGCGACTTGCAGGATGAAGTCAACGCCATCGAGTCGGGTTTGTTGCAAGGGACGGCCCCGCTCAATTCGTCTAATTCGACCGTCGTGAATTTGTCGGTGACGGGGAACTCGACGATTGCCGGGAGCTTGACTGTCACGGGGGCGCTGTCGATTGCCAATCTGACGCCGAGCGGGACTGCGACGGCGAACGCGCAGCCGCGATGCCGCGTGTTTCATGGCTCGACACAAACGCTCAGCTCGGCCGGAGAAACCACGCTGACATGGGACTCTGAAGATTTCGACGTGGGCGGGTTGCACTCAACGGCCAGTAACCCGACACGCATCACGCCGGGGTCGACGGGGATGTGGCTCTTTGGGGCCACGGTGTACTCGCGCGTGTGTCCGCTCGGCAATACGCTGCTGGTGCGATTCATCAAAAATTCCACGACGGCGATGGGCTGTTATAGCGGCGGGAGTCAGGGCGGACCTACGGACTATGTGACACATACCCTCATCGAGCAGATTTCAGCTACGACGGATTGGGTCGAGGTACGGGTGACGCAGAACACCACGAGCCCGCTGGAGTCAGGGAACGGCAGTTCGCGTGTGGATCAGAACCAGTTCTGGGCCGCGAAACTCTGGTAATGGCGAGCATCGGATTTATCCGGGCGCAGTTGAACGGCATCGAGGACTCGAAGTTACGGCAGATTTTGGTGGACTGTTTCGAGGAAGCGACGAAGCAAGCACGGATCGGGGATAGCGATAAGGCCGAGAACTTCGCCTGGTTCCAAGTGGAGTTTACGACCCATGCCACGGCGAACACGGAATTTTCGGTGATACACGGGATGGACGGGCCGCCGAGCCGGTTCATTCCGTCGGCGCGATTAGATGTTGTGAACTCACAGATTGTGCCGTTGGTGGTCAGTCGGGCGGCGGATAACAAGCGGGCCTACTTCAAGAGTTCAAGTACGGGGGCAACCGTGTCGGGG